TCGCCGCCCGGCCCGCCGTGCGGGGGGCGGCGTCCGGCGGCGTGATGGGCGTGAAGCGGCCCTTTGACGAAACGGAGTCGTTTCTCCCGTATGCTGCATCCATGGAGACGGCGCCGGTGGGCGCACAGGTGGTGGTGCTGGTATTCGGAGAGGGAAAAAACGCCGGAAACCACATGGTTTTTATGTACACGGACGGAAGAAACCTTTAAGGAGAAAGGACGGCTGGACTATGGCGAAGAAGACGCGGCACATCCTTGTGCTGAAAAGCGGCAGGGAGATCCCCATCACAGGGTCTACCGGGCGGTACTATGTGACAAGGGAGAGCCAGTACCGGAAGGGAAATCCCGACATCAGGTGCGTGCGTACGGCCACGGATGAGGAGTGCGATGCCCTGACGGAAGCGGACGGAAAGAAGCGCAGGCGCGGGAACTGAGCGCCGATGGAGGGTGAGCCATGACGGAGCAGGAAAAATATCTGGCGTACCTGAAGGCGCTGAAGGGCCGGTTTCAAAAAATATGCCGGCTGCGGTTTCTGAACCCGGATGGGAGCACGGCGTTCTTCGTGGACAATAACCCGCGAAATAAGTACAGCGGCGCCTTTATCGCGGACGGGACGCTGACGGTGCATCTGCAGAACGGGGTGAGACGCACGGCCAGCGTGACGCTGAGCAATGTGGACGGCACATTTGACTACAACGTGAACCACCTGTGGTTCGGGCAGGAGATCGCGCTGGATGAGGGGCTGGTGCTGCCGGACGGCGAGGACTACTACCTCCAGCAGGGCGTTTTCCTGATCCAGAACCCGCAGGAGGAGGTGCAGCCGGACAGACGGCTGGTGCAGTACGACCTTGTGGATAAGTGGGCCAATCTGGACGGGACGCTGTGGGGCAGACTGGAGGGCACTTACAAGGGGGCAGTGGGCGAAAATATCTTCCGGCAGATCGACGCCCTGCTGCAGGATGACAAGGGAAACGGGCAGAAAGTCGACCCCATCCCCCCGGTGTATACGGAGTATTACAACGGAAAAACGCAGGAACTGCCGGACGGCACCGCCGCCAACCTGACGGACGCGCCGTACACGTTGGAGGTGTCGCCGGGAGGCGGCACCTACGCATCGGTGATACTGGGTTTTGCGGAGATGCTGAACGCATGGGTGGGCTACGATGCTGCGGGACGGCTGCGGATAGATCCCAGTCAGGATGATCTGCTGGACACGGAAAAACCGGTGAGCCGCGCCTTTTCCATGGAGGAGACCACGCTGCTGGGGATGACGTACACAGCGGAAAACACAGAGGTCTACAACGACTATATCGTGCTTGGCACCGCACTGGATGACAACAGCCAGCCGGGGGCACGGGCCACCAACAACGACCCTATGAGCGACACGAACGTGCAGCTGATCGGGCGAAAGACGATATGGACGGAGGAGGACGGCTATACCACGCAGACCATGTGCCGCGACAGGGCGGAGTGGGAAATGAAGCGTTCCACGGTGCTGCAGAAAAGCGTGGACATCTCCTGCGCGCAGTTCTTCCACCTGGTCGAAAATACAATTGTCACGGTAGCAAGAAGTGACAAGGCGGGGATGCCTGTGGAGCGGCATCTTGTGACCGGATTTTCAAGACCCCTGACGGGACAGGGGCAGATGGCCATATCCGCTACCAGCGTGGCAGATTTCCCTGTGGCGACGGTGACGGTATGGCCGCTGAAAACAAACACGGTAGCATAAGCGGAGGGGAGGGAAGGACGATATGGCACTTTTCATGCCGACGAACATCACGCCCTCCACGCTGGGAGCGTTGGGAAACGGGACGGTGGATGCCTCCCGCGATATGACCGTGACGTGGCAGGTGGACGGGCAGAACGCCATGACGGCGTTTGAGATAAAAATTTACGCAAATACGCCGGACAGCACACAGCTGTACGATACTGGGAAGAAAACGGACGGATGCCCGTTTTACGGCAGGGATGCAGGCGGCGATGTGGTGTTTTTCAGCTACACGATACCGGCGTCGGCGCTGGCGGCGGCAGGGATCACCAACGGGAACAGCTACAAGCTGCTGATCACACAGTGGTGGACGGGCAGCGCCAGCGTGACACAGCAAAGCGCGTCGGTCTTTATCTGCCGCAGCGCGCCCACGCTGGTCATCAACAGCTTTTCGCGGCCTGTGACCGGGAAACAGATGACGTGGACGGCCAGCTACGCCCAGGCGCAGGGAGACCCGCTGATATGGGTACGCTGGCAGCTGGCGGCAGCCGGCAGCACAGACGAGCCGCTGTACGACACCGGCAACATCGCCACGGCACAACTGCAGTTCAGCTATGACGGCCTTTTCGCGGGGCAGCAATACGCCGTGCGGTGCCGCGTGGAGACGTCCAACGGCGTTACGGCGGATACGGGGTGGGTGCAGTTCTCGGTGCAGTACGATACTACCGGCTACAGCGGAGCGGTGGAGACGTGCGTGAAGCGGAGACAAAGCGGCGTGCTGGTATCGTGGCCGGGGGCCTATGACATACCTGGGACGGCCAGCGGGAATTACAGGGTCAGAAACGGGAAGCTGGATCTGCCGGCGGGGGCAAACGTAACATGGGACACGGTGACGGGCGCGTCCATGGCGATCTCGCCGGCGTGGAGCGCCGTATGGCGCGGGACGGTGACGGCGTTTCCGACGGGGCTGTTTTCGCTGGGGACGGCGGACGGCCAGACGGTGGCGGTATCCGTATCCCGGACGGCACTGACGGTGACGCAGGGTGGCGCGGAAGTGGGCCGCATCAGCGCGTCTTTTGTGCCGGGTGACGATATCACGGTGGTGCTCCGCGGCGGGAAACTGTATGTGCGCCGGCGGTACGAGACCGGGTTGTTCCCCAGCCAGAGCCTTTATGCGGCCAATGACCTCTTTCCGGTGCGCAGTCAGTACAGAATCGCGACTTATGCCGCCGATATGCAGCTGATGGAGACGACAGTGACGAGCGTGCAGCTGGCAGGCGCGCAGACCTGCGATTATATGTGGATAGAGGGCGGCGAGCTGTCGGATGCCACGCTTTCGCGGCTGATGAGCGCCGCCGGATACACGCCGGAATTTGGCGGGGACACGCGGTTTCTGGCGGACTTTTCGGAGGATCTGCGGGGCGGCAACGTGGCGGCAGATGAGACCATAACGGGCTGGTCGGTATACCGCAGAGCACAGAACGCTGCCGCGCTGGTACATGTGGCGGACACGGGATACGAGGAGCGCAGCGTCATAGATTGCGGCGCCGTGTCGCAGGAGACGTATGTGTATTATATATTTGGCCGGTCGGCCTCCTCGTTTGCCACCACGGCACTGGCCAGCCAGCCCGTGACGGTGTGCCTGTGGGACTGGACGATACTGGCCTGTGCGGAGGAGAAAGACGGCGCTTTTCATGTGGAGGACATTTTCCGGTTTTCACTGAACGTGGAGAGCGGGACGATGAGCAACAACAATAAGCCGGCGCTGCTGGAAAACTTCACGCGGTATCCCACGGTGCAGACGTCTTCCCAGCTTTACAGGAGCGGTACGCTCAGCGGATATCTGGGAGAGGTAGATCAGAATGCCGAATACCATGATTCTGCGGCCCGGCTGGAGCAGTTGATGGCGTTGTCGCTGACAAGGCAGACGCTGTTTCTCAAGAACCGAAAGGGCAGCCTGATGCGGATATTCCTCAACGGGGAGATCACCGCGCAGACGCAGGATGCCACACGGCAGCAGGCGCTGATATGCGCGGTGCCGTGGTGTGAGACAGGAGATGCCCGCGACGCACAGCTGCTGATACGGCAGGGAAGTGCGCTTCGCGCCGCAATGTGAGATAAGTCGGAAAGGAGCAACATCATGGCATATACAGCGCCGAAATGGCAAAACAATGCACCGCCGGCCATCAACGCGGCGGCGATGCAGGAGATCAGCGACAATCTGGAGTATGTATCGAAGTATCTGACCAACGAGAATCTGATCGTCAATGGGGATTTCCGCCCATCTGTCCGCGTAAATCAGCGGGGACAGGCCGTCTATACCGGTACGGCGGTGGGGTTCGACATGTGGCGCGGGACGAACAGCTCCGTGCGAGCCACGCTGACGAGCACCGGGCTTACCATTGCATCCACGGACAGCAGCGCACAGCCGTTTTACAGGCAGAAGCTGGAGACCTATGACGATCTGCTGGGGCAGACCGTTACGCTGTCGGGGATCACCGGAGGCGGTACGCTGCATACCGCAACGTCGACGCTGCCGGAGCTGCCGCCGGCTTCCGGTATCGGCTACTGCAATATACTGAACGTTTTCGATTTGTGGTTGGACAGCGGCGGTATGTATGTACGCCTGAAAAGCAGCGTGGGCGGCACGATCGCCTTCCGGGCGGTAAAACTGGAGCTGGGCGACAAGCAGACGCTGGCGCATCAGGATGCGGACGGAAACTGGATACTGAACGATGAAGGGAATTACGCAGCGATGCTGCTGCGGTGCCAGCGGTATCTGCAGTTGTATGCGACGGAAACTCTCCGTCCGTCCAAGGCGGCGGACTGCCGGCCCGTCATGCGCATCAACCCCTCGCAGACCACGGTGACGATAGACGGTACGACGTATTACGTCAACACCGCAGAGATGTAACAGGAGGTGAACGGCATGGAAAAATCCCGCGTATATGGACTGACAGACGAAAACGGTGTGCTCCTGCGGGTCGAGGGGGAATATACCCTCCCGGAGGAGCTGGATGGGTGGGTGCTGCTGGAGGAGGGGGAGTCCTGCGACCGGCTGAATCTGGCGCAGAACCAGTATTTGGATGGCGGATTGACCAACGCAGACGGCATTTCCCGGTGGAAGGTGGAAAATGGCGCGTGTGTGCTGCGGGGGGAGGAGGAGCTCGCCGCCGATCTGGCGGCGCTGCCGGCACCGGCCCCCAGCCAACTGGACAGGCTGGAGGCACAGGTCACTTACACCGCCATGATGACGGACACGATGATGGAGGTGTAAAAGAATGGCTGAGAAGATAGCGCGGTGGTATGCGCAGGGGCTGTGGACGCAGAAGATGGTGGCGAATGCCGTCAGGAAGGGCGTGCTGACAGCCCAACAGTACAAGGAAATTACGGGCGAAGAAATGCCCGCATAAATGGGACAGGCTCCATGAGCCGGAAAGGACTACGATATGAAACTGAACAACAAGGTATACGACATCCTCAAGTGGCTGGTCATCATCGTCATGCCCGCCGTGGCCACGCTGTACGCGGCGCTGGCGGCGGTGTGGGCGTGGCCTTATGCCGACGAGGCGGTGACCACCATCACCGCCGTGGACACGTTCCTCGGCGCGGTGCTGTGCATCTCTACGGCACAGTATCACAAGGAGGTTGGCAAAAATGGCTAAGCGGGTGTATCTGTCCCCCAGCGACCAGAGGCGCAACACATACGCGGTGGGCGACACCACCGAGGCCATCCAGTGCGGACGCATCGCGGCGGTGTGTAAGGCGGCGCTGGAGCGCTCTGGCGTGGAGGTGATGGTGGGGCAGTACGACACCATGGCCAACCGCGTGGCGGCGTCCAACCGGTTCAAGGCTGACCTACACGTCCCCATCCACTCAAACGCCTGCAACGGAAAGGCCAGCGGTACGCACCTGTTTTGTTACAGCGGCGACCGGAACAGCGCCGGGTACAAGGCGTGTCAGGCGGTGCTGGATGTGCTGGGGCCGGTGACGCCGGGTGCGCCGGACGTCATCCGGGCGTACCCCGCACTGTACGAGGTAAAGCATCCTGTCGCCACGACGGTGTATATCGAGGTGGATTTCCACGATGTCCCCAGCGTTGCCCAGTGGATCATCGACAACACCACCCTGATCGGCGAGACCATCGCCGAGGGCCTGTGCGCGGCGCTGGGCGTCAGTTTTGTGCCGGGGGAGAACACCCCGGAGCCGGTGCCCATGCCGGTGGAGACGGTGGCTATGCAGGTGCGGGTGCTGCGCAGGGGCATGAAAGGCGCGGATGTCAAGACGCTACAGGCGGCGCTGATCGCCTACGGGTTCTCCTGCGGCGCGGCCGGTGCGGATGGCGACTTCGGCGCGGGCACAGAAGCGGCGCTCCGGAAGTTTCAGACCAAGTACGGCCTGGGTGCTGACGGCATCGCCGGAAAGGGGACGTGGGGCAAGCTGCTGGGCATCTGACAAAAAGAAAGGACACCGGTTGATCCCGGTGTCCTTTTACTGTGCGGCGGATAAGAGCCCTTCGTTGATCTCCGCCTGACGGTCGCGGGCCTCCAGCACCAGAACAGCGGACTTCTTGCCGGCCTTGCCCATGAGCTTGCCGGAGTAGACCTGCGTGATGGCGGGGGAGGCGTGGCCCAGCTTCGCCTGAAGCTCCTCCTGCGCCATGCCGCTGTTGAGGTCGAGACGGGCGCCTACATGGCGGAGGTCGTGGGTGCGGATGTTGGGGACGCCGGTGACGGCCTTGACGTGGCGCTCCACCAGCGCGGAAAGCCATGTGGGAGAACCGGCGGACCAGGAGCAATCCCTCTGTCGGGCACCAAAAGTACCCTTTTCGCTTGTCGTCCCAAACAGCGGCTCGGTATCGGAAAGGTCACGGGGACGGAGGCCGCTGGCGAGGTAAATGCGGACGGCGGACTGTGCAATGTCCGGAAAGTCCACACGGCGAAACTTGTTGCCCTTGCCGTATTCCACGAAAATTTCTCCCTCGTCCCAGTGGAGGTCGGCGGGTGTCAGGTGCAGAAGCTCCGCGTTGCGCAGCTCCGTGGTGAGAAGCAGGATCACGATGGCGTAGTTGCGGGGATAGGTTGCGGCCTTGGCGCGGCAGGGACGGTCGTTTCGCCAGAGTTTCATCACCTGCTGGTCGGTGAGGAGGGGGTCATAGGGGCGAAGTTCTTCCCGCCGGGTGTTGGGAAGCAGCCGCTTGGAGACGGGGTTCGTCTGATACCAGCCGCCGCACTGGGGATCGCAGGCAAACTCAAAAAAGGCGTGGAGACGGATGAGGTACTGCCGGACGGTGGCCGGGGAGCACTGGCGTTCGATGAGGGAATCGCGCCAGAGAAGGATGGTGGCGTAGCTGGGGTCGGCGTAGTTCTCCTTGGACTCGATGAAGAAATTCATGAAGTCCTCCAGTGTGTAGGTGTAGTTCTTGAGGGTGCGGGGGGAAAAGTCAGTGGCGGCGCAGTTTTTGAGGTATGCGTCGGCGGCGGCGCAGAGCTTGCGCTCGGCGGCAGAGGTGCGGGGCATGGGTCAGACCTCCTTTCTCAAAAAATGTATAATTATGCATCCCAGTTCTTCTTGCAGAACTGCTGCTTGAGGACAAGTTCCACGCCGAGGGTAGACACATGGCAGGTTTCGATGAGGAAATCGCCGTAGGCCATCATCTCAAGGCCGTTTTGGGGGTTAAAGGGAACGCCGCAAGAGCCGAAGGTGAGTTCGATATTTGGTTTGATACCATCGCCAAGCTCCAGCATGGCGCACGCTTCAAGGACTGTCATAAGAAATTCACTCCCTCTTTCAACCAGCGATAGCACGGCTGGTAGCCAGCCGCACGATCTCATTACGCAGGATCGTTTCAAACATGGCGCGGAGTTTCTTGTCTGCGGCGATGACGGACAGCTTGGACACGGCCCTGCACTCCGTCTTGGTAGCTCCGGCAGCGTACATACGGTTTCTCATGCGGGTCTGGCGGCACTTGAGGTCTACGCCTGCGGTGCGCTCCAGCTCTTCGTAGAGCTTGGCGTGGAACTGCTGATAGTTCAGGCCAAATTCCTCCACGGCGCGACGGATGTGGTGGGTCATGCGCTCCTGCCATGTGTCGGCGTCGGTGAGGGGCGACGTGACGAATGTGGTAACGGCGTCGAATTTGCGGTTGGTTTCGTCCACCTTGCCCTCCAGCGCGGCCAGCTTGCGTTCGCTCTCCAGATTGATCTGGGCTTGCATGGCGAACATCTCATTGGCGGTCATGGGCTTGGGGTTGCGGAGTTCCTGTTCCATCGCATTGAAAGCGTTGATGTACTTAACTTTCCATTCCAGCGCCTCCTTGCCGGTAAAGCCCATAGCAAGCAGGGTGAAGCCATCGCGGTTCATGAGATACATGGGGTAAGCCTTGCCCGTCCCGGAAATATATGAGGTTTTGAAAAACATTTGGGTCAGGGCTGAATTTTCAGCCGTGAGGTTTTCGATGCTCTGCAGCACGTTCTTGTGCTCCTTGCCGAAGTGCTCCGCGATGTCGCGGCTGCTGGCGGTGGGCTGGCCGTTGCTGATGGTCAATAAATCATTCATGTTTTCACTCCTTATCGTTTTGAATTGACATGGAGCGAACGCTTGTGGTAGTATTGATTTACCATCGGAGTTCGCTCTGTGGTACAGATACCGTTGTGCTGACGAACTTGCCGGTCTGACAGCACGGCGGTATTTTTTATTTCCGCTTCAGGCGTATATTTCTTTCCTCAATGGCAATGCGGACTTCATCCGATTTTGTGTTTCCTGTGATACGGCTGTTTTCCTCAAGGATGGAAAGCATTCTTTCGTCAGCCCGCATTTTCAGAAACTTGCTTTTGGGGTTTTCAATATCCTTGCGCGGCCTTTTTGGCAGGGTTTTCACAGGTTCACCTCACTCTCTATGTACCCTACAAATAATATACTATTGTAGGGTACAAATGTCAACACTTTTTTTGAAAAATTTATTCCGAGGGCGATTTTAGGGCTTTTCCACCAGCTCCACGGTGTCCGGGAGCAGCAGGCGGGCGGCGGCTTCGGACTCTGCCTCGATGAGCATGGTAAACTCCTCGCCGTCCCGCTTGCGGCGGACATGGAAGGGGTATTCGCGTTTTATAACGTTGGTGACGAGCATGGGGTCAACCCTCCTTCTGCATATTTTCCACGGCGAAGGTGAAACGGATGGTGGTTTCGCCGGCGGCCATGTAAATGCTGTCGGAGAAGGAGCACAGCGTGGCAAATACCGATTTCGCCGTACCGTCCAACGCGGCGGGGTGGGGCAGCTCCAAAGCCACGGAGGCGTGGGTGCTGTCGCTCTGAGGATCAGTGGATGAAACAGAGGCGGCGAAGCGCTTGGCGAGATCGGCGGTATCCTTGAGGGCGAGGTACTGCTTGAGCTTTTCAGGGCTGATAGACATGGTGGTGTCCTCCTTACAAAATTTTGTCATAGTATAGTCTACCGGCAAATTCGGATTTTGTGCAAGGGATTTGAAAAAATTTTCAATATTTAGCCGCGGCGGAGTGTGGGGACAATATCGGCGATGATGCCGGCGGCCTCGGATGCCTCTGCGGTGGTGTTGTACCAGTCGAAGGAGAAGCGGATGGTCTCCAGTGCCTGCTGCTCGGTAAGACCGCTGGCCATGAGGTTGGCGGAGGCGGCGTTGTCGCCGGAGGAACAGGCGGAGCCGGTAGACACCATGACGCCGTGGTCACTCAAGGCGGCTGCCAGGGACGCGCCGTAGACGCCGGGGAAACGGATGGAGAGGATGTGGGGAGCGCAATCCTTGCTGCTTTTGCCGTCTGGCAGATTGATGTCGAAATCCACACGGTGGCAACCAAGGGAAATGATAAGCTCCTGAGCCACGGCACGGATAGCTTTCTCATTTTCTGCCATGTGGAGGGAGCGCCATGTGAGTGCGGCCGCCATAGAGCTGACAAGGGGGACGGAGACCGTCCCGCCGCGCATACCGCGCTCCTGTGCGCCGCCGAAGATCATGGGGGCGATGGGACACCCCTCCTTGACGATCAACGCACCTATGCCCTTGAGGGAGCCGAATTTGTGGCCTCCGAAGGCCATGTAGTCCGCGCCGAGAGCGTGGAAGTCGATAGGGATGTGTGCGACGGCGGCGGTGGCGTCAAGGGCGATGCGGTGCGGACGTTTTTTACGGCAGAAAGCGTCCACATCGCATATCTGTCCTGTTTCGTTGTTGACGAGGGATAGGATGGCGGAGGGCTTGCCGTGGGTGGCGATGGGTACGAGGTATGACCGGGCAGCCTCGCTGACAGCGTGGTGAACGGTGCCGTTGTAGTTGATGGCGTCGGTCTCCAGCCGGAGGCATTTGACCATCCAGTTGCAGCTTTCCGTCGCGCCGGAGGTAAAGTAGACCTCGCAGGGAGCACAGTTGAGGAACTGGGCGATGGTGGCGCGGACGTTCTCCAGCGCGGCTTTCGCCTCACGGCCAGCGGCGTGGATGCTGGACGGATTCCCCTCCGGCGCGGATTGCATGGCGTCCCACGCGCAGGGCAGCACCGGCGTGGTAGCGGCATTGTCGAAGTAGATCATGGGGATACTCCTTTCATGGATTTACAGTGGCTTTTCTCGCGTGCAGCGAGGGAAAGAAACTCGGATCGTTTTATCCAACGGCGGGGTGCCCTTCGGCTGGAGAGCCATGTGAGAAACTGCCATTTCATCCAGCCCAAGGGCGCTTGCCACGGCTTTAGCAAGGTCACAGCCGGTAGTGAGGTCGAAATCGCTGCGCAGTTCCTGTGTGGATTCAAATTCCATCGTTATGACGTATTTCATTTTTCCTGTGGTTCCTCCTTTTTGGCGGTATGCTTTGATAATGGGTCGTAATTCAAATGGAAATATGTAAAACGAAAAGGAAATTGCGTTTCCAAAACGAGCCGGAGGGCGCAGGGCCGTCCGGCTCATGATGGGGGATATTTTGTATGGCTGCGGATGGCGCGTCAGCTGTTGACGGCATCCTTGAGCTGTTTTGCGGGCTTGAAGATGGCCACGCGCTTAGCGGGGACGGTGATGGCCTCGCCGGTAGCGGGGTTCTTGCCGGGGTGCGCGTCGCGGACCTTGCTGGTGAAGATGCCGAAGCCGGAGATATTCACGCTGTCTCCGGAGCGCATGACGCCGGTAAGGGCGTTGGCAGCGGCGGCGATCACGCGCTCGACGTCGGACTTCTTCATGCCGGTCGCTGCTGCCAGAGTGGAAATAAACTCGCTCTTGGTCATGGGATGTGCCTCCTTTCTGTTGTAGATTTTAGCCTGAAACGTTTTATCGCCTTGCGGCTGGTGGGAGATCGGGGACTTGAACCCGGAACCGGGCCGTTATGAGCGGCCTGCTCTGCCGATTGAGCTAATCCCCCGTATGCGGGCGGCGCGGCTGCCCAAACCGCACCGCCCATCGAAAGGAGATTTGCCTGCCTGTATTCCAACAGGAGCCGGGGAAAAAAGAAGAAAACCCGGTGCTGCGTCTTACGGCCACAGCATATTGAGGAACTCTGCTACGAAAGCGGGGCGTTTGTGCGCCCCTTGTGCGGAAGGTGGGGATCGAACCCACGGAACGGCGACGCGCAAAAACGGAACAAGTTTTAGGAGGGACATTTGTTTTGCCGTTCGCCACCTGGCGCTCCCGCAGGTAGAGGGGAGACGGGACGGGTAGCGATCCCGCCTCCCTGATGAGGGGGGGTGGGCGTTCCTTCGTTCGCTGTCACGCCCAAATCATGCTATCGGCTTGTTCGACCCGACGACACCACTGCCAGATGTGGAGGTTTCATTCCAGATGGGGGAAGTCATCCATCTGGCGGGCATGGAGCAGCGTAGCGGATTTGAACCGCCACTCCCAGCTTGGAAGGCTGGTGTGCTGACCGTTAAACACTAACGCTGCAAATTTTGCGGGGACACAGTTGGCGGGGTGCCGGTGCGGATGGCTACTGACCTACACGGCGGCCTTGTCCAAAGACAGCCGCCACCACGCCGCTTCCACATCTACAAGTTTCGCCTCGGATTTTCGCCGCACACGCCGGCACCCGAACCAACCACGGAACTTTTCAGCCCTGCGCCGGTACGTCGGTCGCCTCCGTTTCTTCATTCATAGCCGGAGCCAGCCAAATAAATAAATTTCTTCGTCCTGCCGCTTTCGTACAGCGCACAGGAAAGCCCCTTGTAGCGGTCTTACCCTTCCGTGGTGCCGCAATGCGGTAGCATACATCTGGTGCAGACGGCAGGATTCGAACCTGCGAATGAGGGAGTCAAAGTCCCTTGCCTTACCGCTTGGCTACGCCTGTATGGTTTTCCCCTGCCGGAATCCAACCGGAGATACCGGGCGCGTTTGCAGCCGCGTCACCGGCACAGCTCCTGCTTACAGGGTGGAGCTTGCGTTGTTGAGAAAAGAGGTGTAATTATATCTTACTTACCGTGTCAAACACCTTTTCCGAAAATTTTGGCAAATTCTCGATCAGGACTTGAAGCTCTCCAGAAACGCGGCGTTCCCGAAGGAGAAACGTGCGGTGTAGAACCGGCGCTTGGGGTGGATGTAGACCACCGTACCCGTTGCGCTTCCGTTCAGCGTCTCAATGTGCTTTGAGACGGTATCGCCGATGCAGATGTTGTGGGGGATCATGCACAGTATGTCCTTTCTTTTGTTCTACTGCGTAGTATACTTACCATGTCAAACACCATTTTGGATTTTTGAAAATGGGCGCAAAAATCCCCTGCGGAAAGCGGTTGACTTTCGCAGGGGCGGCGCCTATAATGGTTAGGCGGCGTCCTTGCGGCGCTGGAAGAATAAGTGTTTCGCTCAGTCTTTGGTCGGAAGGGGCGAGACACTTATTTTTTTGGAGTTTTTGTTAGTCAAAATAAACCTGGTCGCCGATTGTCAGCATGACAAGGGATGCTTTATCGCCGCTGACCTCGGCCATGATGCTCCACTGTTCTTGTAGCATGGCACCATAGCTATTTTGTGAGTCCACGTAGCCGGTCATCATATAAATGTCTCCCTCGCCCTTTTGGAAGGCGCACTCCCACATTTCAGAGAATTTCGCCGTAGACGGGGCTTTCAGGTGGTTCTTAACGCAGTTTTTGGCGAGGACATAGACCCCTGCTTTTATATCATCATTGTTGTAAGTGTCGTCACTTTTTTCGTAAAACGGATTCTGGAAATCATCCTCATCTTTGGCTTGATAGACCAGACGTCCGTCCCGGAAAGCCTGCTGCCTTTTGAACGTATAGGTACAGTCCCGGAAAACAAACGTCGGGAAACCCGCCTTGATATGTTCATTTCCCCAACCAACTGCGGCAACATTTACGGCGACACCATAAAGGTCAGCTACACCGGAGGGAGCCGAGGATCCGGAGGATACGGATAGGGAGTATCTTTTTTTGCCTCCAGAATAAGTAGAGGACAATGTGACGGATTCCACGTTGATGCCGCAGGCTGTGCAGATCTTTTCAACCTCGGCTTTGTAGTCCTTTTCTTCCTGTGGTTCCTGCGAAAGCCAGAACACGAAAACGACGGACAGCAGCACCAACAGTACCGCGGCGACGATGACACCGGTTTTCTGCTTTTTTGCGGGTGGCACAGTCCGCTTATAGGGTGCTGGTTCTGCTTCGACAGGGGTGATAGGTACGCAAGGTTCTATTTTTGCTGAATCCGTCTGATAAGAAGGCAGAGGATAGCCGCAGTGGGGACAGGAAGCGGCCTTGTCGCTGACTTGACCGTGGCACTCCGGGCAGGTGATGAGGGCCATTTTTTTGTTCTCCTTTCCATTTTTGCGGGATTTTCGATGTGCGCTGTTCGCACAAAAAAGGGGAAACGCGCCCACACCCGGCGGGTGGTAGTATTTGTCGAGCGTTGGCGCGGGTGGCGCGGGTTGTTGGGGCGGCTGTTCTGGTCA